GGCGATGATATTGCAACAGGTATTTCTGATGCTTTGGTTGATGCTATAAATGGAACAAGAACGCTTGGCGAAGCGGCAAGATCAATTATCAATAATCTTGCGAATGATTTGCTAAGACTTGGTGTAAATACATTACTTAAAAAAACAGGTTTTGGGATATTTAGCAGTTTAGTAGGCTTTGCAAATGGAGGAAGACCGCCTGTAGGCAAGCCTTCAATTGTGGGCGAGCGAGGGCCGGAAATCTTTGTTCCTCGTTCTGCGGGTACTATCATTCCAAATAATAAGATCGGCGGTGGAGGAAATACAAATATTGTTGTTAACGTAGATGCAACTTCATCGGATGCAAATGCAAACGATAGTCAAGGAAAAGAACTTGGCGTTGCTCTTGCATCAGCGATACAATCAGAATTAATAAAACAAAAAAGGCCGGGAGGTTTATTAGCAACTTAAAATGGCAACCTTTCCAAGCATAACACCCACTTATCAAGGCTTTTCAAAAAAATCTGCGCCTATTGTTCGCACAATAAGGTTTTCAGATGGATTTGAACAAAGAATATTTTTTGGATTAGCAAGCAATCAAAATCCTAAAGTTTACAATGTAAATTTTGAATTAAGCGAAACTGAATCAGATGTTGTCGAAGCTTTTCTTGATAGTCGTGCAAACGATCAAGAGAGTTTTACATTCACACCGCCCGGTGAAGGATTTACAAAAACAGGAACTTATTCACAATCAGGAACAACAGTAACAATTACAATTTCAAATCATGGCGTTGCAGTTGGCGATGTTTTAACAATCGACTATACATCGGGTTCTGCAACCGATGGTTCTTTTACAGTTGCAACTCAAGTTGATGAAAATTCTTTTACAGTCACAGCCGCTTCAAGTGCAACTAATAGTGGTAATGTTTCCATTACTCTTTCAGGTGCAAAATTATTTGTTTGCGAAAGTTGGAATAAAAGTATCCCATATAATAACAGGGCGACAATTAGCGCAACATTTAGACAGGTGTTTGAGCCGTGACGACAAATAAAATTGTAAGCGATTTACAAAAAGTCAATCCTTCAGCGATTATTGAACTTTTTACTTTGACACTTGACAATTCATTACATGGAGCGACAACAACGTATCGTTTTCATGCGGGAACCAGTTTGAAAGATAACGGCGAAATAATATGGCAGGGTAATTCTTATACAAGATTTCCTGTCGAAGCTGAAGGTTTTAATTATGGAAAAGGGCAGTTGCCGCGCCCAACCCTTACTTTTTCAAACGCATTAGGAACCATTTCTGCAATTCTTATTTTAGTTAATGCAACCACTACAGGTAACGATTTAACAGGTGCAACTGTAAAAAGAATAAGAACGCAGGCAAGGTTTATTGATGCCGCAAATTTTCCAAGCAATGTAAACCCTTATGGAACGCCAGACACCACGGCAGAATTTCCACAAGAAATTTATATAATTGACAGAAAATCAGCAGAAAATAGACTTGTCGTATCTTTTGAACTTGCGGCTGTTTTTGATATGGCGGGAGTTCGAGCGCCAAAACGTCAATGTACACGCACGGAATTTCCTTCAATAGGTTTGATCTCAGGATGACTTGGAGGGCTGACGCGTTGCTTCATGCAAAAGAACAAGACCCGAAAGAATCTTGCGGCCTTTTGTTAAATATTCGTGGAAAAGAAAAATATTTTCCTTGTCAAAATTTAGCAATCACTTCGCATCAATGTTTCATAATGAATCCTGAAGATTTTGTTGCAGGGGATTCTCTTGGAGAAATTATTGGCATAGTTCATTCACACCCGACAACACCGCCTTTGGCTTCAGAAGCCGATAAAATAAGCTGTGAGCAATCAAACTTGCCTTGGTATATTGTTAACCCTAAAACAGAAACATGGGGCGAATATACGCCGTCAGGATATAAACCAGATATGATCGGTTTACCTTGGGTTTGGGGTGTTTCTGATTGTTGGTCACTTGTTCGGAGATATTATAAAGAAAAATTAAATATAGAACTTAGAGATTGGGAAAGGCCAATAACACCTGAACTATTTGAAAACAATCCGATGTTTGAAAGATGCGCAAAAGAAACAGGATTTTTTGAATTAAAAAATGATGAAAAACTAAAAAATAACGATTTATTATTTATGTCAATCGGCTCTAATGGATTGAATCATGTGGCGATTTTTGTAGATGGCGATGTAATACACCATTTAAGAGATAGACTATCTTGTAAAGAACCATACAACCCTTGGTTGTTAAAATGCACAGGAATGAGGTTGCGTTATGCTTCGTAAAATTAAACTTTATGGAGATTTGGCAAAGGTTATCGGCCATAAAGAATTTGAAGATATTTATGTTTTAAATGTTGCTCAAGCTGTAAGTTTTCTAATAAATAACTTTCCACAACTAGAAAGTTATATGTCAACAAGATATTATAAGGTTTTAGCTAATAACGAAGAAATCGGCGAAAATGAAATTCATTATCCAATCGGAAAATCAGATATATCTTTTGTTCCTGTTATACAAGGTTCAGGGGGTGGATTAGGAAGAGTTTTAGCGGGTGCTGCTTTAATTGGTATTGCTTTTGCCACAGCGGGAACAGGTGTTGCCGCGGCAGGCGGTTTATTTACCAAGGCGGGATTTGCTGCGGCGGGATTTGGAACTAAAGCGGCTCTTGGAATTGGTGCGGGTTTGCTTTTAGGTGGTGTAAGTGAAATGTTATTTCCAATGCCAAAACAACCTGAATTTTCAAGTGAACAAGACCCGCGTTTGTCTTTTAGCTTCTCAGGAACGCAACAGACAAGTAGAGCCGGAACGCCAGTACCAATTGTTTACGGAGAAATTTTTACAGGTTCAGTTGTTATTTCTGGCGGTATTGACACGGAGCAAGTTCAGGCATGACGGATAAAAGAAAAATTATTCGCGGTTCAGGTGGTGGGCCAAAACCACCACCACCAAGACAACCAACAAGAACCCCTGATACGCTTCACAGTAAACAGTTTGCGACCTTTCTTGATCTTATATCAGAAGGAGAAATTGAAGGTTCAGCAACCGCATCAAAGGCGGGTATAACAGATCGTACTTCGACTTCTTATTTAAATTCTTATCTAAAAGACGTTTTTCTTAATGATACTCCAATTTTGCAAGCATCCGCTGATGCATCAAATCCCGCTGATTCTGATTTTAATTTTCAAAACGTAACTTTTACACCAAGGTTTGGCACTGCAAATCAGACAAAAATTGATGGAATAGAAAGTTCTTCTTCAATTACACCTGTCGGTGTTACTGTCACAGCATCAGCGCCAGTTACAAGACAGATCACAAATACAAATGTTGATCGAATCAAAGTTACTGTTAGTTTTCCACAGATACAAAAAGCAACAAATGACGGTGATCTTCTTGGTTCAACTGTTCAGTTAAAAATAGCTGTTCAATATAATTCAGGAGGTTTTACTGATGTTATCGAAGATACTGTTACAGGTCGAACCGCTGACGCATATCAAAAAGACTATTCTGTAAAAATAACAGGTTCTTTTCCTGTTGATATAAGAGTCATAAGAGTAACAGCAGATTCGACAGATACTTCTACAATAAATTCTTTCCAATTTTCAAGTTTTGCAGAAATAATTGACGATTCAAACACCTATGCAAACTCAGCATATAACGCAATAAGGCTTGATTCTCAACAGTTTAGTTCTATTCCTCGCCGAAAATTTCGTATTCGTGGAATAAAAGTAAGGATTCCGGGCGCCGGTGCATCAAGTTCAGGAACGCCAACTGTTGATTCTGCAACTGGCCGGATTGTGTACCCGACAGGATATATTTTCAATGGCGTTATGGGTTCAGCGGTTTGGTGTTCATGCCCTGCAATGATCTTGCTTGATCTTTTAACTACCGAAAGATATGGGTTTGGAACACATATTTCAGATTCAAACCTTGATTTATTTTCTTTTGTAACCGCATCAAAATTCGCGAATACTCTTGTTGATGACGGATTTGGTGGACAGGAAGCCAGATTTTCTTGCAATGTAAATATCCAATCTTCAAGTTCCGCGTTTGATTTGATTAATGAACTTGCGGGAGTGATGCGCTGTATGCCGATATGGTCAGCGGGTTCTATTCTATTAGCTCAAGATTCGCCCAAAGATTCCTCGTTTCTATTTTCACTTGCCAATATCTCTAGCGATGGTTTTAGTTATTCAGGGTCAAGTTTAAAACAAAGACATTCCGTAATTTCTGTAAGTTATTACAATATGGATTCGCAAGACATAGATTTTGAAGTTTTTGAAAATACCACTTTATCTGCAAAAATTGGAACAGTAATTAAACAAGTAAAAGGTTTTGCCTGCACATCGCGGGGCCAAGCGCAAAGATTAGCAAAAGCAATTGCATTTTCAGAAGCCGAAGAAAGTGAGGTCGTTACTTTTACAACCTCCATGGAAGGTGGCCTGATGTGTAGGCCGGGCGCAATCATTTCAATAAATGACCCAGTTCGCGCGGGTGTAAGACGTTCAGGAAGACTTTCAAGTGTTACTTCAACAACTGTTGTTACAGTTGACGATACTGATAATACAGATTTACCAACAACAAACAGCCCAACTTTATCCTTAATTTTGCCAGATGGTACAGTTGAGACAAAAGATATTTCATCAATCTCAAATGGAGTTGTTACTGTCTCTGCGGCATTTAGTCAAACACCAAACGTAAATACAATATATTTAATACAAAATTCAACAATTGAAGCCCAGAAATTTAGAGTAATAACTGTTGAGGAAACAGATTCAACAAATTATACAATTACAGCTTTATCTTATAAAAACGAAAAATATTCATTTATTGAAGACGGTACATCTTTACCAACAAGAACAGTATCAATCCTTAATCAGTTAACATCGCCACCCTCTAACCTTTCAGCAGTCGAAACAATTGTTCCAATTAATAATCAAGCCGTTTCAAAAATATTTTTAAGTTGGCAACCAATAGTCGGAGTAATCGAATATCAAGTAAATTATCGTTTTGAAAATGGAAACTATTTCACAGAAAAAGTTTCAAGACCTGATTTTCAAATTATGAATAGTCAGCTTGGAACATATGAATTTCAAGTTTTTAGTTACAATATAAACGGCCAACTTTCAGCAACTTCAAATGACCTTACTTTTGAAGCTGTTGGAAAAACTGCACTTCCGCAAGATGTTTCAAATGTAACTGTTGAGCCTGTAAACGATCAATTTGTAAGATTGCGTTTTGATAAAGCAACAGATGTTGATGTCACGCACGGCGGAAATATTGTAGTGAGGCACAGTAACGTAACGGATGGAACAGGTACTTTTACAAATTCTGTTGATATTATCCCCGCCTTACCCGGTAACGTATCAGAAACACTTGTTCCCGCAATTGAGGGAGAATATATTCTTAAATTCCGCGATGACGGCGGACGCCTTAGTTCTGGCGAAAGTTCTGTTATTGTTACAATTCCTGATGCGGTTCCCAAACTTGCGATTCTTACAGATAGAGAAGATACTGACGCAACACCTTTTAACGGTACAAAAACAGACACTTTTTTTGATGCAAGTTTAAATGGTTTAGTTCTTGGGTCAACAACAGAAATTGATTCTGTAGGGCTGATTGATTCTTTATCTTCAATTGATTTTCTTGGCGATATTGCTTCTTCTGGTAAATATGATTTTGTAAGTAATGTTGATTTTGGCGGAAAACAAGTCGTTAATCTGACCCGTCATATGGTTACAGAATCTTTTTATCCAAATGATTTGATTGATTCAAGAACAGCTTTAATTGATGTTTGGACAGATATTGACGCTCTAACAGCCTTTGATACAAACGCTCGGCTATTAGTAGCACAAACTGATTTAGACCCTGATTTATCGGTTTCGGCTACTTACGCACAATCAGGAACAACAATTACTATAACAAAAGCAAATCATGGATATGTAGCGGGAAATGTAATTGTCGTTGATTTTACAAGCGGAACAGGTATTGATGGCGAATATGTTATTCAAAGTACGGGAAGTGTAAATGATTTTGTTTTGACAGGAACTACAAGCCAAACAACAAGTGGAAATTGTACCTATGGCGCAAATTTTACACCATTTGAACCTATGGCAAATGGAACTTTTATTGCTCGCGGTTTTAAATTTAGGGTAGAAGTAACAAGCAATGACCCCGCACAAAGTATTGTTGTTAAACAGCTTGGATATTCTGCGAATTTAATAAGAAGAACAGAATCACCGACAGCCGTTATTGCTTCAGGAACTTCTCGAAAGTCTGTCTCATTCATCAATACCTTTTTTACAGGTACTTCTGAGCTTGGGGGGTCAACAACAGCACATCTTCCGACAATAGGAATTATTCTTGAAAATATGCAAAGCGGAGATTTTTTTAGCCTTCACAACATATCAGGAAGCGGCTTTGATATAGACGTCAAAAATGGTTCAAGTTTTGTCGATAGGAATTTTAGATATACCGCTGTCGGATTTGGGCGCGGTTCCTAGAATTATGATAATCTTAAGTAAAAATAGATAGAAAATGGCAACGCATGATTATGTACTAGATAATGCCACGGGCGCGAATTTTCGTTCAGACCTGAACAATGCTTTGGCCGCTATTGTAAGTAATAATTCATCATCATCTGAACCTTCTACAAAATACGCTTATCAATGGTGGGCAGATACAAATGAAGGCGTTTTGAAGATAAGAAATAGTTCAAATGATGGTTGGGTAACTTTATTACAACTTGACGGAACTTTAACCCTTGAAGATGGTTCTGCAAGTGCGCCCGCTTTAGGTTTTAGGGATGATTTAAATACAGGTATTTTTTCAAGTGCGGCTGATACTCTCGATGTTAGTTGCGGCGGAACCACAAGAGGAAGTTTTTCTTCTTCTGGCTTGACAGTTACAGGAGATGTTACGGCAACAACTTTTGTCGGTAATATTGATGCTGTCGATGGAGACTTTGACGGAACTCTTGAAGCTGATGCAATTACTGTTGCGGGTGTAGCTTTATCAACTGTTATTGCGGGAACTACAGTAACGACAGCCACAAATGCAAATCACGTTTCTGTCGCAGATAATGAATCAACTAATGAAAATAATTTAATTCCTTTTATTGAAGATGCTTCTGCAACTGGAAATGTAGGTCTTGAATCTGATGGAGACTTTACATATAACCCAAGTACAGGAACAGTTACGGCCACCAAATTTGTTGGAGAAACAGTTCTCGGAGACACTTCACCACAGCTAGGCGGTGATTTAGATGCTAATGGTCAGAATATAGCGGTTGATGGTGGTAACAATATTACTATTGGTGATAATGGTCGCCTTAGACTTGGTGCATCTCAAGATTTAGATATATACCATGATAATACAAACTCTAGATCAAGAATTGAACATTCAACTGATAACACTTTAGAAATATTGCAAGGTGGTAATGCGGGAATGTTAATTCAAAATCAAAATAGCTTTAATATTGAAATAAAAACAAATGCTGAAGATGCTATAAAATGTATAGCAAACGGAGCAGTAGAACTTTATTTTGACGCTAGTAAGAAGTTTGAGACTTCTAGTTCGGGTGTAACAATAACAGGTGATGCAAACTGGGCTGATAATGGTAAGGCTGAGTTTGGAAATGCTGCTGATCTACAAATTTATCACGATGGCTCAAATAGTAGGATTCACGATGATGGTACAGGTGTTCTTGCTGTTTCTGGTAGTGAGATACTATTTCAAAATGCTGCTCAATCAGAAACAGTTGCAAAATTTGTTCAAGATGCACAATGCGAGCTATATCACAACAACACAAAGCGTCTAGAAACAAACAGTTCAGGTGTTAATGTTATTGGCACATTTACTGTTGATGGGTCTGCGATAAGTGGGGGTGGTAGTGGAAAAGTTTTACAAGTGCTTACAGCCACAGCAAATAATTCAACAACTTCTTCTGGAAGCTTTCAAAGCACAGGTTGTTCTGTTAACATTACCCCTGCAAATACTGCAAATAAAGTTTTAGCAATTGCATCAGGTGGTATGTTAAACACAAGTGCAGGCTCAGGAGGTGGAGCAACAATTTTTAGAGATAGTAGTAATCTATCTCCAAATAATGATATTATGGGTGGATATTTTGGAGAGGATAATTCAAATAATATTGAGGTTGCTGCTACTTTTCATGTTTTAGATTCGCCTAATACAACATCCCAAGTTACTTATGAAATAAAAGTAAGAGCCTTTAGCGGTACACAGGGTTTTGGACACAGAAATACACAACGATTAACCGTCATTGAGATTGACGGAACTTGATGTAATATAAAGTAAAAAGTAAAAAATTATGGCACTTGATTTTGAAGCGATTTACAAAGCATATCCAAATGTAGTTACCATTTGTGATGGAGATAGCACTGGAAAAACTTTTACAAGGGATGAAGATGGTAAAGATGTAACAATAGATCAATCTTTAGTTGATGCCGCAAGAGTTGAGCTAAATAAACTTAATTATCAAAAATCGAGAACAGGTCAAGATGGTAGTACAGATACTATATACCCTCCTCTGGGTGAACAATTTGATTTACTGTTCAAAGACATTGCTGCGGGAACTTTGACAACTTCTGGTAATCTATATACAGCCCTAAAAGCCGTAAAAGACAAATATCCAAAACCAAGTTAAAATTTAATTAAATTATTTTTCATATGGCTATTACTTGTACATGGGAAATCAATGGCAAAGAATGTAAAAGGGATGTAGCCGATGGTTACTTTACTAATGTTGTTTATCGCGTAAAAGGCATGGACGACACAGAAGAAAAGGCAAGGCGAACAGGCGAAATTGTTTTTACAAAACCTGAATCGTTGCCTTCTGGTTTTATAGCTTTTGATACCAGTAAACCTACACCTACAGAAGCAACAATGCTTACATGGGTTAAAAATTCACTAGGCTCTACAGAAGTAGCAGCAATTGAAGCTTCTTTAAAAGCAGAAATTGATTTAATTAACACACCAGTACAAACAACAGGAGTTGCATTTTAATTATGGCTAAAACTAACGAGGAACTAGAAAAAGAACTTCAGTTAATGGTTAAAAACATTGACCAAGCAAAAAAAGTACACGAAAAGTGTACAACAAGACTTATTCAGATTCAGGCAATTTTACAAGATAGAGCTAGTCAAGCTGATTTAAAAAAAGAAGAAATTATTGAAAAATCTGATTAATTAATCTTTTCTATTTGTCTTGTCATAACCCCAAGGGTCACATATAAAGGAGCCAATGCACATATTCCGCAGAAGGTTATAATAGTTACAGGTATTAATGCACGGGCAAAGGCTTCTCTCATGGCAAAAATTTCTCAGATATTATCTATTTTAAGTTTTATCATCAGCGCGTCAATGTTAGGCGGAGGTTACTTTGGATATAAATACGTTACTTCTCCACAATTTAAAAATCGTATGATGAATGAAGTATTGGCAAACGTGCAACAGATGATGCCTAAAATGCTTGATAATGAAATACCAAAACAAACAGGCAATTCAATTCCTCTGCCGATAAAATAATTGGAAATTAAACAAATAAAAATTCCAGATATTTCGACAATAAATATAAATTCTTATATACCGCCATCAAATATTTTAAATATAGCCCCGCCAACAATAGATATTTTGGGTTGTGTCAAAACCCATCGAGATAGTTCTGTCAAAAATACTCAGATAATAGAAGATGATACTAACGGTGCTTATTTTTATTGTCCGGGCGGAAAATCTCCTTCATATGTTCCTATTCAATATACGCCTGAAGCGTTAGTAATTGTGGAGGAACAGGAAAAATCGAAAGCGCAAACACCTGAAGAAATTAAAGGAAAAACGCCAGAAATACCAAAAAACAAAGAAAAAGAAATAATTACAATTCCGCCTTGCCCTGACCCAAAACAACCTCTGCGCGTTGGTTCGTATGCTAATTCCCAAAAATTGGAAAAAGTAAAAGCTTTTCAATTAGTAAATGGAGAATGTAACATCATATGGGAATCAGTTCCATTTCAAGAGCAATATATCCCAGAAGTATCAACAATAATCTCAACCGCGGTGATTGGATTCGTAGCCGCATCCTCGCCGATTATTTTAAACATAATAAAACCTATTATAAAAAAATTAATTACCAGAAAAAAGAAATCATCTTAATTCGTGTGTATGCGGAATTACTTGATTTGGCTTTGGCTCTAAATAAATATCTGAACACAAATCATAAAATTCAGAATTTTTTGCAATCATTATCCCCTGTTGTTTTAACTTTCCACATTCCTTTATACGCGCGATAGCCCAATCAAGCCGTTTATTTTCTAATACTTGTTGTTGTATTTTTACTTGCGTTGTTGCTGCTTGTGAACATTGATTTTGAAATCTCCTATCAAGCGGAACCGTAAAATTTAAACTAAATCCTGTATTAATTGCATAACTATCTTTGTTTGTTCCTGAATAGTTTAATTGTTCAAATAAAATATTACCCGGATTGTCAGGAACACCGTCTTCATCGGCATCTGTCGGGTCATAGAATGGCGTAGTGTAATAATCCCGAAAAGGCTTGCGAAAATTTGCGCCAAATGTTATGAATGGTGATAATGTAAGGGTTGCCCCCTGACAAACTATATTTCCACCAAACTGATTTGTAGTCATGTTGCCCGTCAGCGATTGAATTGCCATATTGGTCACTGAACCATTATTTGATTGACTGACAGCATTTGCAAGCGCTTCTAGCGGCGTGAGAGCTATTGAGAGAAGACAGACGTAGAAGTAACTACTGATTCGGATTCTATTTGCCGAGTTATTGTCGTTATGTTGGACACCCCGCCCGGCCCTCGATAAGATTCTGAATATTGAAAGGCCGAACCGCTTGTTGGGTTTGTTAGTGTGAATACTGGTTTGTCGCCTGTCGATAAATTTAACCCCGTATAAGTGTAAGTTTGACCGTTAACTGTTGCTGAAACATCTGTTGTAGTTGGAGCAACCCCGCCATCTGTTGAAATTCCGACCCCTGTGACTGAATATTCATATGAATTACCAAAATAATCTGTAGACGTAATTGTTTCAGAAATTGATGTCGTTGTATTTGTCGTTGAAGACATCGTTCCGGTTGTAAAATTTGGCGTAACTGGCTGCGCATAACTAGGGAATCCACAAAATAAAACAATCAGTAATAATTTGCGCATTGCTCATTAATCCACAGAAAGCGTAGTCACATATTGACCTGTAATTGAAGAACCCGCATCGCCACCTGTTACAGAAATTACATGATTATCAATTGTTGCTGCGCCGTTTCCAAGCGCCCCCGCCGCTGTTGATGTGAGGTCTGAAAAATTTGCAACCGCCCCTGTAGAGACTGCTGAAGTTGGGACAGCATCGCCCTCAAGATATGATTGCGTGAATTGAAAATTTTCGCCTGCTGTTGATTGACTTGCAGTTATTGATGTAAAGGCATTTACGCCGTTAGTCGCTGTTCCTAGCCCACCAACAACGCCTGCTGTTGTTCCGTCTGTAGTTGTAACACCTGAACCAGAAACCGAATAAGAATTTGCGACTCGATCTGCCGCTGTTGCTGCACTCATAACTTCAATTTGTACAGATGACGTTATTGTTGACGTCATATCGGCCATTGCTGCGGATGGAAGCAAAAATAAAATAGCAAGTAATTTTTTCATTTGATACCTACTTTAGAGTTTTTATTGTCTACTATATCTACTTTACCCTGCAACTTTTTTTTGTCATTATTCTTACTTTTCAGGTCAATCCCAAATTGCGTAAGGACGCCCGAAAGCAAGCCTGCGGCAAAGGTCGTATCAATTTGTCTAACAGGATTCGGGTTATAGTATGACCAAGAAATCACGGCCAAAGACCACCCAAGAACAATAAGTTGAACAAAAGTTGCAACGATATTCGGCCTTTGTTTATCTTCTTCTAATTCTTCCATAAAAAGACCTTTTTGCTAAAACTAGCAAACTTGTCTAGAGTTGAAAAGAATATATTACAAAAACATGATTCGATTTATCAAGCCAATACTGAAGTTCTTCGTCAAATCTAACGCGGTAAAATCTCTTGTCGTTGGATTGCTTGA